CTCGACGACAAATTGCACAAGAATTAGAATGCAACTTTAACACTTCAGGTGAGACCGTGATTCACCCAGAAGATATAGGGTGGGTCAATGAAAATATAACAGACCCACAGTATAGGACAGGTTGGGATAGAAACTTTTGGCTATGGGAAAAATACATTGAAGGCGAACAATACTTACTGGTTGGTGACGTTGCCCGAGGTGATGGTACGGACTCTTCTGTGTTTCATGTCCTTAAACTTTCTACAATGGAGGCTGTTGCTGAATATCAAGGTAAACCAACACTTGACATGTTTGCAAAAATACTGTATGATGCTGGTATAGAATACGGCCAATGTTTGTTGGTTGTAGAGAACAATGGAATAGGCATTTCGGTGTTGGAAAAACTAATTAATCTTGGATACCCCAATCTTTATTACTCAATGAAATCAACACACGAATTTATTGAAGCAAATCAAGGAGAAGTTAACGATAGGGCAATTCCCGGTTTCACTACCTCTACTAAAACTAGACCCCTGATTGTTGCAAAGTTGGAAGAGTATATAAGAAATAAAGTTGTCACTCTACATTCATCTCGATTGTTTCATGAAATGAAGACATTTATTTGGAAGAATGGTAAACCTCAAGCAATGCGCTCTTATAACGATGACCTTATTATGGCTTTAGCTATTGCATGCTGGGTAAGAGATACAGCACTAGAAGTGAACGAAAAACAACTAGAATACCAGAAAGCTATGCTAAATTCTATGTATTGCTCTACAAAGAAACTAAATACAAGTATAAAAGGAATGAACGAATACAAAGAAAAAACTAGCTACAAAGAAAGATTAGAGGAAGAAAAGAAAAAAACAGAACCCCATATGTGGATTTTTAAAGGATAGATCAAATGGCACCACCAAGAAGAAAAAGATATTACAACGCTAATCAGCCATACAACCCACAGTCAGATTTATTTAAGTCTCTGACAAGGTTGTTTTCGGGACCGATTACACAGAGAAGAACCCAAACTGGACGTCAACTAAGACGCCGACACTTAGATATATACGCTAAGTCGTTTAAATCAGCCAGCGGCAGACAGTTTAAGAAAGCTGAATACAACCCAATGAACAACCTTGCGTTGAACATGGTGGGTAACCGCAACAGAACTGACAGGTATGTTGACTTTGAAGAGATGGAATACGTCCCTGAAATCGCATCGTCTCTGGACATCTACGCAGACGAAATGACAACACACTCAAGCATCAACCCGATGTTAAAAATTAGATGTCCGAATGAAGAGATTAAACACGTATTACACAACCTATACCATAACGTTTTGAACATTGAACATAACTTGTTTGGATGGAGCAGAACCATGTGTAAGTACGGAGATTTGTTCTTGTACCTTGATATCGATGAGGACAAGGGAATCAGAAACGCAATTGGACTACCCTCACAAGAGATTGAAAGGCTAGAAGGTCAAGACCCCACTAATCCCAACTACGTTCAGTACCAATGGAACAGTGGCGGTTTAACGCTCGAAAATTGGCAAATGGCGCACTTTCGGATCCTCGGAGGGGATAAGCACGCCCCATACGGTACGAGCGTTCTGGAGGCCTCTAGGCGCATTTATAGGCAACTTATTCTGCTTGAGGATGCTATGATGGCATACCGTATTGTTCGAGCCCCCGAGAGACGAGTTTTTAAAATTGATGTTGGTTCAATCGCTCCACAAGACGTTGAGCAGTACATGCAAAAAGTAATGACGCAGATGAAGCGACATCAAATTACCGACCCTACAACTGGTAAGGTTGATCTTCGATACAATCCACTTTCGATTGAAGAAGACTACTACATTCCTATTCGTGGAACATCTAATACCGATATTGTCAATCTCCCCGGTGGCGCAATGACCGCTACTATCGAAGATGTAAAGTATCTAAGAGACAAATTATTCTCTGCTCTTAAGGTACCACAATCTTACTTAACAATGGGAGAAGGTGCAAAAGAAGATAAGACCACTCTTGCACAAAAAGATATTCGTTTTGCAAGAACGATCCAAAGACTACAAAGGGTCATCGTCTCAGAGTTAGAAAAAATTGGTATTATCCACCTGTTCACTCTTGGATACAGAAATGATGATCTTTTATCTTTTAAACTATTTTTAAACAATCCATCAAAAATCGCAGAACTGCAAGAACTTGAACAGTGGGACAAAAAGTTCTCTGTTGCTGGTAATGCAACTGAAGGCTTCTTTAGTAAGCGTTGGGTAGCAGAGCACTTGTTTGGCCTGTCAGAAGACGAATACTTACGCAATCAAAGAGAAATGTTCTTTGATAAGAAGTTTATGGCCAAGCTGGAAGCCGCCGCTGCCGGTGGAGAAGGCGCAGAAGGCGCTGACGGGGGTGGTGGTCTGGCTGGAGGTCTTGGAGATCTCGGCGCTGACCCGCTTGAAGATAAAGATGGTTTAGATTTGGGTGGCGACGACTCACCCGGTGGGGGCGCTGGCGAGACGCCGACTGGCGGCACTGAAGCTGCTGGGGGCGACCAAGGAGGTGATGACAATGTTCTTCTCGCCACGCCACCTGCCAAAAGAGATGACGACGCCACCCCTTCTTATAAACGCGGTTCATATGACATGAAGAAAGGCGCAGGAAGTCCTGCAAGGAAAAAACGCCATTCACAATTTCATAAGAAAGTCGGAGACTATGGCCAAAACACCAGAAGTCGAAACCCAGCAATGGCCTTCGCCGGTACATACTCGCCTAAGATCGACCCACTTTCATATGGAAAACTTGAAGAATCAAACTCATTTGAAGATTTCGAGGAACAGAAACTATTTACTGCAAACGCTGAAGTTGACAGTTTAATCAACTCACTATTCAATAAAAAGGAAGATGAACATGAAGCACAATAAGAAAAGAAACACCGCTTTTCTTTACGAATGTTTAATCAAAGAATTAACAAAATCTATTGTTCGTAAAGATGAAAACAAAAAAGCCATGGTACTGTCGATCATTAAGGAGAACTTTAACAACAGTTCGGTCTTAGGTCAAGACTTAGAGCTTTATAAACAACTGATGGATACTAAATGTCAAGAACCTGCAAAGGCAAAAAGATTTATTTCCGAGGTAAAAAAAGACTGGGAAACTCTTGATCGCAAGGTTGTGTTCAATAAGCAAACCAATCTTATAAAGCAAATTAACGAACATTTAGATCCAAAAGTATTCTCATGTTTCGTTGATAACTACCGTGATATCGCAACAGTTGGTTCTTACTTTCAATCTGGTAAGTTAAAAGCCAAGTCAAGAATCATATCAGAAGATCGCATGATGCAGCTAGTTTCAACCGAAACAGCCGAAACAAAAGATTTAAAACATATTGATAACCTAACCTACAATACGTTTGTTGAGAAATTTAATGAGTCGTATAAACACTCTCTTAGAGATGAGCAAAGACTATTATTGACGAACTATATTACTTCATTTTCAGACAACGGACTGTCTCTAAAGGTATACATGAACGAAGAAGTGGGAAGACTAAAGCAAAAAATAAATACTTTACTAGTAAATTCCACGTTTTCTGACGATTACAATCAAAAATTTAATAAAATTCTTAACAAGTTAGAAGACTTTTCTACTAGAAAAATAGATGAAACTATGGTAAAAGACACCTTTTATATTCAGGACTTACTATCGGAGGTGACTAAAAATGCCAAAGATTAATGTCGTTGGAACAGCACCAGTTGCACCGGAACCTAGCAACATTACGGTTAGTGTAAACCCCCCAGAAGATCCTAACTTGATAAGAATTGAAGTTGTTGATCCAAATGTAGATAAAATCATTTTTAATATCCAAGCCCGACGTGCTTTAAACGGTGATATTATGATTTTTGACCACAAAGATATTGACATCGTAGTCATGGATGGAGAAAAAAAAGTCGTTGCATTTGCTAAAGACTTAATGTCTGAAGTAGTATACGGTGCAGAGTCAAGACTCATGGAACACCTTAGAAAATTTGGAATCATAGAGTATGATTCTATTCAAGGAGGAAACGTGTATGGCTCTCTTGAAGGCAAAATACACGAATCGAAAGAGTTAGACGCAGTTAAGATGTCTCTTTACCAAATTAGTCAATGGATGGACTCAGAGCGCCCCGCTATGGAAGCGCTGGAAGCTCATGACGATATGTTTGATGACGCATTTACTACACCTGAAGCTGAGAGTTCAACAGAGCTTGGCGAAGTTCCACATGGCGAAGAGAAAGGTTCGATTAAGAAGCACGGCATGTTCTCACCATATCATTATGGGAGATATACATACTAATGAAACATTGGAAACCTTTTTTTATAAACAACAGCAAGGTACCTGTATGGCTGTCTTACGTTTCCCCGATCAACATCTGGGCTATTAGCTTTGGATGGTGGGTTTGGTGCCGAGGTGAAATGGATGAAGAAACTGAGCGTCACGAAACAATCCACTTCCAGCAACAACTGGAGCTAGGATTTGTTGCGCAGTGGGCACTTTACGCTGCATTTTGGTTGTATGGTCTTCTGTGGTATCGTAGTGGTTCCGAGGCCTATTACAAGAATCCGTTTGAGCTAGAAGCCTATGGTAACGATAAGAACGAGAACTACCTAGAAGAAAGAAAGAGGTATGCGTGGACTTATTACATTTTATATTAGCCGCATATGGAATGACCTTTATTATTGTTTACGGGTCAATATTTGACTGGATAAGACCGGAGAAAGATTACAGCAAGAAATGGAACACACTTTTCCACTGCCCATTGTGTATGGGTTTTTGGGTTGGTGTGTTTTTATTCTTGATAAACGGTTGTACTGAACTATTTACTTTCGAGTATACTTTAGCCAATTTGCTTATCTGTGGTTGTATTTCTGCTGGTACATCTTATTTTCTGTCTATGGTACTCAATGATTTTGGAATTAAAATAACAAAGGGAGATAATCATGAATAACGTATTTACTGCTAAATGGATGTTACAACCAGTTCGTCGTTGTTGCTCTGGAAGCTGACTCAAGCGGGTAGCGCCCGCTATTTAAGGAACACAAAAGATGAAACTGACTAAAGAACAAGTAACAAAAATTATCAATGAAGAGCTTGATAAAGTTATGGATGAAAATCCTCCACCAGAGGCTGCTGTAAAAATAGCAGCACACACAAGAGATACGGTAAAGCGTCTGTCTGAGGGCACTGGTGTAGACTCTCAAGCTCTTCTGTCGGCTATAGCGGACCTATTAAAGGATAATTAAGGATATAACAAGATGAAATTGACTAAAGAACAATTAATGAAAATCATTAGTGAAGAAATAAGTATCGTGGTAGAGCAAACTGAAGAGCCTACCGAGGCAGTAGTTTGGGATTTTCCCACTGATGTACCGTCTATAGACTATGAAGAGGCCAAAGACGATAGTGAGGCCGGAATTTTACCTCAGCTTTTTGCTGCTAATAACCAAAAGCCTGTGTTTTTTAACACGAAGAATAGAGACGAAGAGATGCCATCAGTTTATACAGGGCAAAAACCATCCAGCAAAGATGCTGGTCGGTATGATAAGATGGGTATTAGGCTAGTTTGGGCTCGAAATAGCAGAGGTGATATTACTAACTTCAGACCAAGAGATATTATGGGCCTCGCCCGCCATGCGAAACAGATGAGAAGAGACGGCGACAAGTATGGCAACTACAATTACATGCCAGAAAACATTGACGAAATGATTGATGAAGAAATAAAAAACGTAGAAGGTAAATAATATGTCGAATACACTACTAACAGAATTTTTTGAATTATGCAAAGATGGAATTTGCCAAGACCTTCTTACCGAAAGAGAGAAACGAGAGTCCGCTAATGGTGTACTTTATCTTTCTGGTCGGATTCAAGCCGCTGATACTCCCAATGGAAATGGTCGAGTATATCCAAAGAAAGTGCTTGAAAAAGAAATTAAAAATTACCTGAAGCTTGTTAAAGACAACAGAGCTACTGGAGAATTAGACCACCCCGAAGATGCCGTAGTAAACTTAAAAAATGTTTCACACTTAATGGTTGATGTCTGGTGGCAAGGCAACGATGTCATGGGAAAAATGAAAGTTTTAGATACCCCGTCAGGTCGTATTTTAAAAGACTTAAACTCTGCCGGCGTTAAGCTTGGTATTTCATCCCGAGGATTAGGGTCAGTTAAGGAAGATATGTCCAAAGGTCACGCTATTGTTGAAGAAGACTTTCAGTTAATTTGTTTTGATATTGTATCTGAACCCTCAACACCAAATGCTTTTGTTTATTCTGATGATAAAAAGAAGTTTAGTGGCGATGATTTTCGAGCAAAGTTAAGAGAAAACAAACAAAGTCAAATTGACGACCTATTTAATAAAATTTTAAAGGACTAAGATGGATAAGAATGAATTGAAAAAGGCCCTAAAGCCTTTAATTAAAGAATGTATTAAGGAAGTGTTGCTTGAGCATGGTGTTTCTTCACTTGTGACAGAAGCTCAACAGTCGACAGCGCCTCCACAAATTAATCAACAAGCACAAAATGAGAGAGCTAAAATGGTAAAAGAAAACCTTCAGCGACAAAAAAAGAAAATGTTAGATGCTATTGGCAATGACGCCTATAATGGAGTGGACCTGTTTGAAGGAACAACCCCGACAAGGCCGCAAACTGATACCGGTAACGGACCACTGGCGGGTACGGACCCTCGGGATCCCGGTGTTGATATCACACAACTTCCAAATTTCAATGTTTGGAAAAAGTTGGCGGGAAACTAATGGCTGTAAACTATTCAATTAAAGTTCGTCCAAGAGATAATATTGATCGAGTTATAAAGAGATTTATCAAAAGAACCAAGAAGCTCGGAATCATCGACGAGGTGAAAGAACGTCAGAGATATACTAAGCCATCGGATAAAAAACGAATGGCTAAAAAGCAGGCGATTCGCCGCCGCAAAAAGAATGAAGCAAAACAGCGAAAATAAACTACTTACAGTAGTATAATTTTATTTTGGAGATAAAAGATGTCATACTTAAAACATAATAGTTGGGGGCGAACTAGAAGTCCAAAAAACATTGCTGGAGATCCGGGTACGGCTGTTGTTCTTGAAGCAGATCTAACGAATCTGAAATCAGGCGCAACAGGTTATAAACTCACTGGCTATAAAACAGAAAACCAAAGATTTCTCCATGTACTAGTAACCGACGCACACGATGCCGCACCAGCGGCCGTCACAGTGTTTGGTTACTGTCATGCATTTCAGAGATGGTTTCAATTGCCACAATCCTTTGATCCAGTTGGGGCCAACGCTGGTCCTACCGCAGCATCCATTACCGTTGCAGACTCTGCCAAAGCCGCCACGGCTCAAGAACCAAGCGATACAGAATACAGAGTGTATGAAATCGTTGGGATTGACCGTGTAGCTTTTGTTGGAACTGATGCCAATGTAGATGTGTACGCTGCGTGTAGTACGTTTTAGAGGTTTAAATGGGTGAATTTGGATGGGCATATATCAGCGGCAGCGCCCCTTTACAGTCCGCTGGTGGCGTGTCAGGGTCCATTCAGTTTGCTACAGATACTAGCGGACTTGGTGGTTCCAGTAAACTAAGATACAAAGACGAAGAGCATACACTAGAGTTAACTGGTACCCTCAAAGTTGTGGGTGCCATTACTGCTAGTAGCTATCATATTAAAGACATAACCAATCTTAATGCCGCAGGCTCTACTACATTTGGTAATTCTTCTGATGATACACAC